TTTGAAAACTATCATCTTGACTAAAGTTAGATAGTCGAGGTAGTATGTAGTAAGCAAGTGCGTGATAAACAGTAGTACGTTTATGTTCAGATGCTTTCAACTTTGTGTTATCAAAATCATTTGGATCGTGTTCTAACATCCACCAATCTGTTTTGATTTTTCTTTTCACATCATCTGTTGAACGTAAAAGTTCATCAGTGAATGAATCAACACCATGGTCGAATATATCTGGTATAATCGCTACTAAATCTTCATCTGTTGCATATGCTGACATTGTACTCTCCTAACTATTAATATTATGACTCGTCTTTGATTAGTACTGAACGGTTGAAATCGATAGCACCTGCTTTTGCGTGTAAAGATGCAACAACATCATTACCTACAGCCGCCGCTCTACGAGCCACTTCGATGTTTACGTTAGCCTGCATAGCAATACGATATGCATCGCTACCAAAGATTGCCGCCTTAACATTAATGGCACCTCTATCAGCATTTGTGTCAGTTAGGTATGAAGATACAAACATTTGTACTCCAGCAATGTTACCCATAAAGCCAGTTCTTAATGCTTCAGTTTGGAAGTCACCACCAGCGAATGCTGTTGATCCAACACTTGTCATTAAGTCTGCGTATGCGTTTGCTGATACGATTCCATATAGTTGACCTGTTTCGCCGTTTGCACGGATAGTTCCAACTGCTTTGAAGATTTCATCAACATCTAAGTTGCCTGATGTAATCTCTTGTTCAGTTGTTGTAGAACAAACAACGCTCATTACGTCTTCGTCAAATGCTTTTGCAACTGCGTTACCTAGTGTACGACCGATTTCGTTTAAGTCGATGTTACCTAAGTCACGTACAACTGCTCTTGCACCGTATAAGTTCGCTGTGATTGTGTTTTTTGTGTCAGCAGGAAGTCTTGTTTCT